TCAACCCTGAAACCGGCTAGTCCCTCGGCCATTTTCTAACGGCGCCCGGTAGCCGATCAGGCAAAACTGATCTAGCGCCCAAATCACCGCTAACTCGAGTCCTTCTCCTTTCGCAATCTGGATCTCTCGCTCCCACGGACTCGTGTAATCGCCAACGCCCACCAGATGGCTTGCCCGCGCGCGCGGAAAGCCCCGTCCCAACGGATACAGCACCGACGCCTTGGCCTTGTTGAGATCCCGCTCGTAGGTATACGTGAAGTTCTCGGTCTTCAGGTTCTCCAGCTTTGCTGGAGTCCATGCCTCCGCCGCGTAGTTCACCGCTAGGCTCCACCGCGGCTCGTTGACATCCAACGGGAACAGCACCTCGAATTTCGCCGCCGGATAGCTGCTCTTCACCAAGCTCATGACCTCCTCGGTGAAGGCGCTGATCAACCCGTGTAGATGGGCGGTCTCTTGGGGGAAATCGTCCGGATTTAGTCCCGTGTGCGTAAATACCGGCAATGGCCGCCCGTATGCCGCTTGAAACGAAGACAGCGTGTGGGCGTCGTAATAGGGCAACCCCGACTCATCAGGAAAGTACCACCATTGCACCTCGCCAAATTGCAGGTAAACTGGCATCGACGCCTCATCCATCAGCCCCGCCATCTCCAGGTAGACCTGCCGCCAGAACGCGGTGCTCACCGGACCAAAATTCGTCTGGAGCGCGGGAGTGTTCAACAAAACCGGAGCCCCGCTCGGGTATCTTTGCGCAATTCCCGCCTCCGGCGACGGATCGCCGTCTCCGAGTTCCATGCTGAACGCGGCGGTTGCCTCGATGCCGTACCCCTTCAGCGCCGCAAAGTAACTTCGCGTCCAGTCGCGCACCGCCCGATTCAACCGCGGTACTGCCGCCAAATCCGTCCGCCAGGTCGGATCCGTCCCCCCGTCCAGCCGCCACTTCCCATCACCCGCCTCAAAACGCCCCTCGATCTCTCCCCAAAACGCCCCCCCGGCATCACTCGGCGTCACCGCGAGTGAGATCTCGTTTCCCGCCGCTCCCAGGCGCCGCGACCAGATCGTAAGCTTTGCCCCGAATTGCTCCGCCCAGATCGCGGTGTAACCCGAATTCAGTTCCAACTCGAACGCTCGCGCTACGCTCTCCTTGGTGTCTCCGATGAGGTTCAGGTGCGGAATGCTGATTTCCTCGCCTCCGATTCCAATCCTCAACTCCGTAATCGCACTGAACACCGGCGTCCCAAAAAACTCGACGCTTGCTCGCGCATACTGCCCGCCTGCCGCCGTTAACTCGTAGAATTCCAGCGCACCCACGTAGTGATTCGCGCGGCCTAGGAAACCCAGCGACTTCAGCATCCAGGCCGTCCTATCTGGCGCGATCGCCAGCGAATGGTCGGTGTCCCAGTCTGTAGCCAGCGTCGTACTTTCATCCGGCGTCACCACCGGCAACGCCTCAGTCGGTTCCGCCACTTCCACGAAGTCGAAGAAGAGGTCGCCGTCGCCGCTCTTTCTGATCTCCACCTGGTGTTTCCCTGGACCGAAAGAGCCCACGGGCAATCGGACCAGGAGGTCCTCACCCGGCAGCGCCATACCTCGGGCCACCCGCGTCACGCCATCCACCAGCACCTCCAGCGGACCAGCGGTCGCCGTCCGCCGCGTCCCGATGTAAAGCCGATGCGGCCTCCCGGCTTCATACTCAACCAACGCCGCCGCCCCGGGACTGCTCGTCCGGTGCAGGGCGCCGCCCGAGTAATTGCCCAGTTCTCTGGTCCAGACGCCCGTATACCTCACCCGTGGGTCGGTGTCTTCGATTCGCTGGGAACCTGGCCCTGCCACTTGGTACACCAGACCTTGGCCGCTTACCTGCCAGTTCGTCACCTTTACCTGGAACTCCGACCGGACATAGGCGCCCCCCTGTAGATCCGCCGCGTACGTCCACCGCATCTTGCGTACTTGTGTCGTCGGCACCAGCCTTCCGTGTCCGTCCCGGAGGTTCCCAAAGTCCAGCGTCACCCGCCACTTCGTCGGTGAACTTCCGCCGGCGAATCGCTGCCACGCCTCCGCCCAGTATTCCGTGCGGGCCCCGCTTACATTTCCGTATACGCCTATCCGGTTGCCATTCGCCCCGGTCGTGCTGCCCTCGACGCCACTCGAATTGCCCGTGTAATACAACGTGATCGCCGTGCCGTTCACACTGGCGCGAATCCGGTGCGCCGCGCCATTGATCGCAGCGCTGAGCGCCGCGGCAATGTCTGCGAGCGACTCACCCGCCGCGGCCTGATGCGTATAGTGCTCGGAGAGACATGCTAATTCCACGTAGTCCCCTGGCGTCACCGTGCCTTGCAGCGTCATTACTGCCGTCGCGCACGCGTACGTTCCCTCGGTGGGAATTGCGTATTGCCTGAGAGGAACCCGGTAAAACCCCTCCTCGCCGCTCTCGTTCTCGGTCCACACCCGCAAATATGGCCAATCTACCGTGGGGAACAGATCCGAATCCATCGCGATGCAGTTCGTCCGCTCTTCTTCGTACGACAACTGCACTCCGCTCAACTCTCCGTCCGGAAGATACCGAAACCACGGGTGCTCAAACCGGTTGTCGCGCGTCCACTCGACTACCGCCCAGTCGAACTGCTGCCGCCATGTGCCGCTCAGCCGAAAGCCCGTCGCCGACGCTTCACTCATGGCCGCTATGGCTGACGGACGCTCAAAGTAACACTCAAGGTCACGGTCGGGTCTTAGTTTTGTAAGCACTTTGTCTCTCTATGAGCGGACACACGTCGTCACGCAGTATGTCTCTCCGCGCTCACCAGACTTGCCGCGCTTTCTCTCAAACCTGGATCACCACGGTCAGCCCGCTCCCCGGCGTTGCCGCGCCAACCGTAAGCACATCCAGCGATAGCCGGGACTCCTTCCGGATCACCGGCAGATTCCTGCCGTTCACTGCGTTCGACTGCACGGCTCCGTGGGGAACCATGAGTTGACACCACTCTTGGTTGTTCAGCCGCAGACGAAGCGTGACGCCGGGTCCTTCCGGACCGGTGGGGGGGCTCAGCAGAAACGCCTGCACAACGCCCGTGCTGTAGTCGCGCTCTGCGGCAAACGCGGGGATCGCGTCCGTTTGCACCGCCAGAAAGCCATCGATCGTGAGCGTGATTTGACCGCCCGCCAGGGTCCGCAGCCCCCGGTCAATCGTCTGCGTGAAGCTGACCTCCCTTGCCGCGCTATTGCCAATCGCGTTGCTGACATACATCTGGGCGCTCGCCACCCGCGCGTTCGGCAACGCAATTGCATGTCGCCAACTGCCTGCCGCCGGACTGCCAAAATAGCCCCTCGGAAACGCTACCGCCGTGGTGCGCTGCCGCAGCGGATAAACCGCGCTGCCCGCACTGTGGCCCGCGGCGGCGCTTCCATGCAGCCCCCTCCTCACGCGAAGTTCCCCGCCTCCCGGCAGCACTTCCTCAATCCGCAGAATCTCGGCCTCGATTTGTATCACTTCGCCCGCACCCAAACCGGACGGCCCTGAAACCGCAATCACCGTGGCCTCGGCGCTTGCCGCCGCGCTGAGACTCCGTGCCCCCTCGTCGAGTTCGTCCACGTAAAACAGCGTTGCCGTCGCCGAGGAGATCTGCCGCGTGTTCTCCATACTTTCAAACGAGATTCCTGACAGCTCCACCACCCCACGCGGCGACGCGGCCACCGATACCGCGAAGTGCGGCGCTGGCGGAACGCCGTCGTCGACTGCTCCACTCTCTTCGCCCATCCTCCATCGCGTCACCGGCGATAGTTCCGCAACAGACTCCACATCATTTGCATTCGCTGCTCTCCCCGTGATGTGAATCGTCGCGCCCTCTCGATAAGGAACTTCTAACACCGCCGGACTGCTGCTCGCCGCCACTGGCCCCACCCAGCCGTTCTCCATGATCACCCAACGCGACGTACTGTCCGGAAGCTCGCTCCACGGGGGCGCTACCGTCAACAGCGTCCCGCTATTCGCCACGATTCTTCGCTCTTGACCTGCGCCCTTTCCCCGTGTGATCCGCACGCCGCGCCCCACGTGCTCGCCCGGCGCCATCTCGAGATTTCCGTTACCCAGGGCGGTCGGCCCCCAAGACCCGGCCTCCACCTCCGCTTGGACCTCCCACCTCCAATAGAAGTTCGCATGGTGAAACGAACTGTCCGGCGGCGTCACCAGATTCCCACTGAGGCCGGTGTCGACGAATTCCTGGGCCAGCGTTGCGCTCTCCCGGATCCGATAAAGCTGTTGCGGGCTGGCGCCGCGATAGACATGAAACGTAGCCGCATCCCCCGGAAAGCTCAACCCCGTCAACTTCACCTTCCAGCCCGGCCCCGGTGGCGTCTGCGCCCGGACAATGAAGGACAGCTCTCCCTCTTCTCCGGCGGTGTTTACCGCGCTGAGCGCATAATAAAAGATCGCGTCGCCCTCCAAACTGCCCCCGGCAACCGTCTCAGGCGCTAGCCCCACCGCCGGCGGCGCCGGTCCGAACGCCGTAACCGTGTTTGGTGTTTGGAACGCCGCGCTGATGATCGCGCTCACCCCGCCGCCCGCGTTGATCCGCAGCTTCTCCGTGATCCCGAACGCCGGCCATCCGCTTGCGCCGCTCTCCGCCCCCGCTAAAGGCCGAGGCGCCCGCAGCCCTCCCGCCGGTTGGCGCCCTCGCCCCTCCGCTCGCGTATCGATCTCCACCCCGTCCCCATACCAGCTTTCCTCATGGATTTGCGCCACCACATGCACGGTTCGGAAATCGGCGGCCGGTGCCAGTCTGATGATCCGGAACAGTTGCCGGTCAAAGCCTTCCCGTAGATAGGTCACCGTGACCAAATCGCCTGGCTGTAACCCGATGCCCCGAACACTCGTGTCAAATTCCACATAGACATTGCCTCTCACCGAGCGGTCCAGGTAATACTTCAGCGTTCGCGCCGCTTGGCTAAAGTTCGCGACTCCTACCGCATGAACCGGCCCGGTAATCTCCTGTCCCGTCCGCTCGACGTCGCGCAGGTCCACCAGCGACAGGCTGTCCTGTTGATACTCGTTGAACTCGTCCTGGAATTCGATCGCGTAGCGGTTAGGCGTCTCGTTCGTAGGCCTGCTCAACACTCTCAGGCTCGACGCGCCATTGGGCCGCCGGAGGATTCCACCCCGCTGTTGCGTGCCATCACCAAATTCATACGCCGGCCAGCCTCCCAGCAGTGGCGTCGCCGCATTACTCCCCGGCCGCCGCGTCGGTTGCTGCTCCGCCAGCGTTCCTTCTACGCTCACCCGCAACGCTCCCGTGGCGGCGTACGTCAACATGAGCCGTCCCGTCTGCCGGATCGCACGCATCAATTCCGCCGCGCTTCTCCGCTTCTGAATCGCTAGGTTGCATTGAAATCTCGGAATCGTGGTCGGGTTCCCATGCAGGTCCTCCGCCGCAATGGGCGCGCCGCAGTACGCTGCCGCCCGATGAAAACTGGGTAGATCAAGATCTCTCACCCGCCAGCCCGTTCGCCGCAGCACGTCCAGCAAAATCCACGCGGGGTTGTTTGTAAATTGCGTTCCCGCGTAGGCGCCCTCTGCGTCGAAGACGTCCAGGCGCATCCCTTTCACCAGCACCCGTACCTGCGGCAGCGACCTTCCGTCGCTGACCCGGTTGGGAACCACCGCCGAAAGATAGGCCATGCTCCCGTACGGGTCGCCCAACGGCGTGCCCGACGCGTCCCGGAAGTTCAGGTTGAATCCTCCCGTCCGTTGGCCCAGACTAACCACGTTGAACCACCCCGTGCCGGTCATGTTCTTCCCGTCAACACCCAACGGGATATCGACGTCGTTCACCAGCACTTTCAACACGCCCTCGAGGACCCCTTGACCCAGCAGCACCTCGAGATAGGTCAGGTTCCCGTCGTTGCGGGAGAACACAATGGGCGGAGCATACCAGCACGTGCCGTAGACTAGCGGCACGACGTCGTTGTACCGCGCTTCGTTCTCCCGCACCGCGGATGTCTGCCAGCTCTTGTCCCCCGCGCCCCGCACCTGCACCGCCGGCGGCACAAACTCGATTCCCCCAAACCTTGCAGTCGGCCGCCCCGCCGCGTCCGCCCGAAACATCCCCCTCGCCTCGCAGTCGCTCCGCGAGTAGCCGCACGTCGTGAAAGGCGCACCCCCGCTCGCCAGGTTGCCCTGCCCGCCCGTCTGGTCTGGCGCATATCCGCATTTGTAGAACAGCGAATACGGTCCCTCTTCCCCTCCGCTGACGGCTTCGGCCCGCTCCGCCGCATTGCTCGGAAAAGTCCACGGGCATCGTTTCTGGATTCGCACTCCCGGAACCAGCGTCCGCTGCAAGTTCATCCGGTTTACTGCGCTTAGCCGAAACGTTACCTCTGTGATTTCCTCCGGGGCGTTGAATAACCCGCGAAACAATACCACCCGGTCGGTGGCCGCGGCGTTGCTTACCAGATCGTAGAACAGCAGTGAGACCGTCACCTCGCGGCCTTTCCAACCCACCGTTCTCTCTCGCTGCGAAAAGTAACCGTCCGCGTTCGCCAGCGTCACCGCCACCCGCGGAATCACATCCACCCCTTGGTCCGCCGCCGTGGAAATCTCAAACCGGTTATATTCGATTACCCGCGGCTCGAACTGGTGACCCTCCACCAGAACCCGATGGGTGCTCCAGCGTTCCCATTCGCCACCGGGTAGCGCCGTTTCAAATAGCGGCAGGGGCGTCTGTGTGACCTCCCCTTCCTTGTGCGTGAATATCGATTCCATACGCTACGGCTGCCACGGACTCTCCAGCTCCAGAGTCACATCGTGGTCATTTGGTCCTTGGCAGACAATCTGTATCTCGTCCTGCGCAAATCGGCACTGCGAATAAAGTCCGCAGCGGCTGAAGGTGCGCTTGTATTCGCTCGGGTGGGGTTGCGCTTCCACTTGGGCCCCGAACACCTCCACCGTCTGTCCTGCTTCCAGTTCGCACGCGAATACCGACGCCTCGCCGGCCACGGTCAGTTGCGTGCGCCAGGCTGCTCGCTTCCACGCGGCGTCCACGCGTACGTCGGTGTACTCCTCCGCCCCATCCGCGGTGCGCGCCAGCCGAATCCAACCCACCGTATCCGACCGCACGTACAGCGTGAACGTGCAAACGTAGTATCCGGGAATCGCTACCCGTTGGCCGAACCTCGCCGGCGTGGCTCCGCTATTTGTCAACCTCCACGCCCCCTGGCCCCCCAAAGGATCTGCTCCGCCCGGTTCGACGGTCCCCCACGGTGGCCGCTCCCAGCTTGCTTTGCTGAAATCTTCGCTCCATTTGAGGAGGTTCTCGTTCGGATCCGCAAAGGTGAATTCCAGCAAACGCCCGCCGCAGGATCGAAACAACTCCTTGATCTGTTGGATCTCCTGATCGGAAAGAGCGCGGTACACGCACCGCCACGCCACCATCGGCGACCGGTCGTCCGCAGCTTTGATCCGCCGCCCGTCTGCGGTCTCCGTCGCGATCGTCCGCCAGCGGGTTGTCCTTCGCAAAGGGAATTGCACCGTTGCGCCACTCGCCAGGTGGGGAAAGTAGCGGGCCATCCCTAGCTCCGGTTCTGCCGCACGATGAGCACCCCGGCGCCCCGCCTCTCACCGGAGAACTCCCACGTGCACTCTTGTTGGTCAAAGCTGCAGTTTGGATACTCCTGCTGATCTACGGGATCAACAAACGAAAAGACTCCAAAACCACCTTTGTGCTCCATATAGAACTCTTCCAACGTACGCGCCTCGCTCGGCTCGAGGAGTTCCAGACGGATGACCCAGCGTTTGAGCGCCTCGCCGGCGCCGCGATACGCCTGTCTGCTCCCATCGACAAACCAGAGCAACTCGTTTCGAAACGCGAGACGCTCCTCCAGCGGATACTGCGCCACCGCGCCGGTCTTCAGCAAGGGAAAGCGAGCCATATCCGCCTATAACTCCGCCACCACGTCATTCAGCGCGTTCATGTTCAGCATCGCGCGCCGAACTGCCAGCGCAATCTCGTCGCTCCGGTCGAGAAAGGACTGCGTGTCCAGCGCGTTCACTTGCACCACCACCTGCCGCGCCCCGCTGCCGTTCCCCGGACTCAGCTCTGCCGCCCGCGGCCGGGACCGCTCGTCGTAACTCACCTCTCCCACCCACGGCGTCCGGCTCCCCTCTTGGTACCCCGCCGCCATCCGCACCGGCGTTGGCAGTAGGTACTTGGTCAGCTCCGGTAATTCCGCCTGCTTCCTTCCCCCGAACAGCGCCCAAATGCCCGCCACCAGCGGCGCCAACCCCAGTCCGCCTCCAAGTGCCTTCCAGAGCCATCCCGCGCCGCCGGTTTCCGTACGTTCGTTCGACGTTGCTAGACCGCCCGCAAGGTTTTGCGCCAACCCTCCGCCCAGCCCCAGGGAAGACACGAGAGGCAACGCCCACAGCGAAGAACGTCCCGCGGCATTCACGGCGGTATTTGGTCGCGCTTGCTCCCGTCCCCCTGGCGGCTCCTCCGGCGGCCGCGCCACCACCGTACTCTCTGGACGGACGAACAACGCCTCTATCGGCCATTCCGGCCCCTCCCTCTCCCAAACCTGTTCAAACAGTGACCAGAGGGCGGCCAACTCATGTGGCTCGCTCACGTTCCTCCTCCTTCATCCGCTCGCCTTCCAGGATGAGAAAGGCCTCGACGTCTCTTGCCCGCACACCTTCCGCGTCGGCTGGGGGCCACTTCGACCACACCGCGTAACGATCCAGCCACTCCAGGCTCTGCGCCGTGATGAGTGACTTCGGGCAGCGCGTGGTCGCCACGCCCGCTCCGGCCCACACCGGCGTCTCGCTCTCGGCGGGAAGAGGCCTTAGCCAGGCGCATCTCCGCGTCTCCGCCAAGCCGCTGCGCTGGCATGTGTCGCACTTCCACGCGGCTTGGTCCCGGCGGAAAAAATGGAAGGCGACAATCAGTTTTTTCTTTCTTCTTCCGTGACTCCGTACTCCCGCGCCACCGCCCGTACCGCTTCGGCCACCAGCTCTTCCGGTCCACTTTCCACCAGCGATTCCGGCGTGGCGGGCGCCCCGTCAATTTCCAGCCCCCGCACCTCTCGCAGCCCGTGGCGCAGATACAGCCGCTCGATTTCGCCGTTAATCAGCCGGCTCTCCATCTGGTCCGCCGCTTCCTTGCTGGCCGCTAGAAACTCGCCCCGCAACGCAAGCTCGCGGATTTGCCGCGCCAGTTCCAGCCGTCTTCCAAACGACGCCCGCGCCACCACAAACGTGACTTCCGGCTGTTTCTCCGAACGGATTTCCACTAAGCTCTCGTATTTCATCCTTGTCTTAACCGAACGCGACCACTACTTCATCGTCGCCCTCGCCAAAGGCCCTGCCGTCGCGAAAACGCCACTTCAGCCGCCGTTCGTCGTCGTCGAATTGGGGCGTCTCCGGTGCCACCTTCTTCGCGTAGAGTCCGCACATTTGCCCCGTCTTCTGTCCCAACTGGAACATCACCGCGATCGGCGCCTCCTCCCGCGCTGCCTGGTAAAGGCTGATCGTTTGGGCTTCATCGCGCTCAAACAGCTCGAACCCGATGCGCACCTCCCTTCGCCCCGGAACCACTGCCGCGGCAAGCGTCCGGCCGAATTCGGTCGCCCGCACCTCTACATCGTTGTGCAGCTCAAAAGAGCCCGCTGTCACGGTCGCGAATCGGTGCGGCCCCTCTCCCAGCCACACCTGCCCCAAATGCCCCGGCACAATCGCGTGCTGGAAACTCCCCGGTGCGGGCTCCCCGGGAAACGTCGCCAGTTGCCCCGCCCCGCTCTGAAAACTCGCACTGTCGATAATGTCTTGCGCCGGCCCCGAGAACACGAACTCGTGGTAGTCCCCGTTCAGCCCCACCCGCAGGCGGTTGACCGCCGCCCCGGCCACAATCCGCTGCACGGCGGTGCTCGGCGTCCAGTAGTCGTAAATACTCACGCTCGGAAGATCGGTCGCCGGCCAGAACGTGACGGTCGGCGGCAAAGCGGCGCCCACTATCGGACTCGCCGAAAGGGGAGCGTTAAGCGCCACCGCCGTGTCGTTCACCAGCGTTTTCACAAAGCGAATCTCGCCCCCGTGCGCCACCCCCTGGCCCACCCTCAACCCGTGCGGAGCGGCAAACACTAGCACACTTTCCGTCGAACCGCCCGCCGCTACTCCTCCGCCAAATACCACCGGCGCTCCCCCCAACGCCGCGCTGAACAGCGCGCTGTAGGCAGGCGGCGTCGGCGGACTCCACGTGGTCAGATAGGTCCGGAGCTCATACTCGCTGTGGCGTCGGCCTCCCGCCGGCATGCCCAGAAAAGTCCGGCTGCCCGTCTTGTCCCGGCGGGGCCGCAGCTCCACTTGCTGCCGTGCTGTCAGCTTGACCGCCGGTATCCGGTCGCCGCCGCTGATCGCCGGCACTGCTCCGTAGGCGCTCTCCCCTTTCACATACAGCCGGTTCGCGTAAGATGAAATATAGCTTCCCATTTCTCCGCCTTCGCCGCTTCACACACTCACATCGATCGTCATCCGGACGGTGGCGGTGTGCACATAGCGTTTCCCGCCTGGCTTCAGCGCCGGAAACTCCACCTCGTAGCCTCCGCCGTAAAACAACCCTTCGCCCCAGTCGCCCCGCTGTTGGTCCAGTGCCCGCAAGACGGCCGCCGTATAAAGATGCAGCAGCCCTTCGGCTCGCGCTGCGTGGTCGTGCGTCACCCGTACGTCGATGCACATCCGCGCCTTGCCGGAAAACTGGCGGAACTTCTCCGTCAGCGCATTGCTCAAAGATTCACACCGCACGCTTGCCGACGGGTACCGCCCCTCCCCCCGCCGTTCCAGGAGCTCGGTCCCCGTATTCATGGCCAAGACCTCGCACTCCGCCAGCTCCGTCCGCGCCACGCCTTCCGTTTCCGCGATGGCGTCCAGGTTCTCCCCCAGTCCGCCAGGCCCGGCCAGCAAACCCACCACCCGTTCGATCGCCCGCTTACTGATCACCGTCACGGCTACCCCCGCTGCATCATTCCCCGCACGTGGTGATACTGCTGTGGCGCTTGCCCTTGGCCGGGCTCACGCGTCCCGCTCACCAGCGTCGTGACGGTGTAACTCTCCGTCGGCGCGACCGGCGAGTTGTTTTGCAGGGCCAGCCGCGTCGGGTCGGTCCCCGCGTACAGGTTCCAACCTGCCGCCCTGGCCGGCGGCGGACCCGGCGTCACGAGCAGGCCTTCGCCCTCTCCCACCTCTAGGGCCGTCTCTGGACCTGCCGCCCCCTCTTCCCCCGCCGCGTTTGTCCACCCCGACCGCAAATAGTACAGCCCGCTCGCCAGCCCCCCGCCACGCGCGTCACCCCAACAGCCGGCGCCTGGGGAATGGGATCGGTTACCGTCCCGATTCCGATCTCCCCCAGCAACCGCGCCGCCCATTTCGCCAGCTCGCGGTGTTCTTTCCATTTCCCCTGGTAGCGGTCGTTCACCTGGCGGTTGCATACCTCGCGATACACCAGCTCCAGGCTCCGGAACACCAGCCACAGTCGCAGCGCCGGCGTCACCACCACCCCCGCGAGCGGATCACGGCCCGCCGCCGGCGGCGTCGCCTGCCCCAGCGTCGCCGTCAGCTCCAGCGCGATTTCATCCCGCGCCAGCAGCACCTTCTTCCCTAAATCGATTCCTTCCGCCGTGGCCGTCTCTAACAGACTGCCGTCGTGAGCCGCCAGTTCCTCCGGCCCCACTCCCGGGTCATCGAGTAGCAACGCCATGGACTCGCTAGCTCCCGCGCTCCCCGCCTCTTTTTAGCGCCCGGAAGTCCTGCTCGCTCACCACCCGTACCTGTAGTCGTGAGGCCGCGTCCCGTTCCTCCGCCTCGCGGCGCGCCGCGGCCTTTTCGCTCCGGTACGCCGCGCTTTCTTTCGCGTCCGCGATCCGCGCCCGCCCTTCGATCACCATCTTTGCGGCGACTTCCGCGCTCACCTCCGTGGCTACCCCCGCGCGCCCGCCATCGGCGGTCTCCAGGCTGATGACCACCGGATAGTCCTCCCGGATGGACTCCCGCACCTTGCGCATCGCCTCGTAGTATTGCTTGAGATCCACTTCTCCCTTCCTCCAGTCCGGCGTCTGGGCCGCCGGATTCATCTCCGCCGGCCCTTGCCACGCGTCCAGTCTCGCCTTAGCTCCGCACCTGCACGCCAAACGCGTTCCGAATCACCGCGCAACCGTACAGCACGTCCACGGTGAACTGCTGCGCCAGGGTGTTCGGCTGGTAGCTCATGATCACTCGCATGCCAAAGTTGCCCAGCTCCGCGTACTCCGCGATGGCCCCCGTCCCCGGCAGCGGTTGCGGCAGCCGCCGGATCACCAACCCCATCGCATTGCGCGCGAACGCGATGTTGTTCGTCGTCACCGGTGAGCTCCCCGTCTTGGCCACGAACTGAGACCGGAAGACGTAGAAGTCCTTGATCTTCCCAACCGAACCGTCGATCAGCGCCCGCAGCCCCGCGTCCCCGGCCGTCTGAAACTCGCTGAACCGCGGGATCTGCCGCAGCGCCGAGTAAGCGGCCGAGTCCACCACCAAATACTTCGGCTCGCTCGCCGGCAGTTTCGCGTTGAACAACGCCGTCTCCGCGCTGTCCACCACCGCTTCGGTCAGCACCACCCCCGCCGTTCCCACCGGTGCATTCGCCGTGAAACCGGCGTACAGGCTCAGCAGGTCCGTCTCGATCTTCTGCGCAATCGCGATCACCGCGGGCTGCATGTAGATCTTCAGCAAGTCCGGCACCGCGAGCACCTTGGTGACGTCCGGTATTTGGAACGTCGCCTCCACGTGCGAATTCAGCACGATCTGCGACGTGCTCAGGCTCGGGTTCTGCGTGGTTACCGTGCCCCCCTCCGCGATGTTATTGGCCATCAGGGTCGGCGGAATCACCACGTTTACGGTGTCCCCCGCCTGCGCCAAGGTCGGCTCGTAGTCGCGATTGACGAGGTTCCCCATTACCAGGTTCCCCACCAAGGCGGGCAGCGCGTCGGCCGCCACTAGCTTCACAATCGCGTTCGCTACGTTCGCTGACGTAATAGCTGGCATTCCGTTCTCCTCTGTTCTGCCTTCTCGCGGCTCCTTCGAGCCGCCTGTTTATTGCCCGCGGAGCGTCTGCGACGCTACTCGCAGAATCTCCATTCGGGCCTTCTCCATGTCCTCCCGGCTCATGCCCGGGCGGATTTTCTCCAGGTCAATGCTCCCCCCGCTCGCTGGCGCCCGGTTCCCCGTCCCCGTTCCCGATCCCCCCGGAATCCGCGCCGGCAGAAACTCGGGATTGGCGCGCAGAAAGTCCGCCACAAAGTCCCGCAACGGCACTTCTCCGGTATCCGCCCGCGCCAGCAGCTTGCCGTCTTCTCCTTTCACTACGGCGTCCTGAATTACCTTGTAGGCCAGGTCCACTTTTTGCACCCCCGCTCGCTGCAACTCCGCCCGGATCGCTGCGCTCCGTTCGGCCTGTTCCGCTTGCGTCCGAGCCCGCTCGTTCTCCGCAATCAACTCGTTGACCCGCTTCTCCAGCGCCTCCCGCCGCCGCCGCTCCTCGAGTAGCTCGGCCTTGTGTGCCGGCTCCGTCTTGCTTTGCTCTCTCTGCCGGTATTCGTCGATCACCCGACGTACCAAACTGTCGAGATCGCCGCTCGCCGCTTCGCCCGGCCGCCCCTGTGTGTCCTCGTCCATGCCTCACCCTCCTTTCTTCGCTTCTCAATTACCGTCCTGCGCCGCGTCGATTTCCCTCGCGATCCGGTCTTTGATTTCCTGCGGGACGTCGCACAGATACTTGAACGCCAGCTTCTTAAACACCTGCTTTCGCAAGGTCTCCGACTGAATCCCCAGCGCCAGCATCTTCCGCGCGTCCTCCAGTTCCGCGCCAAAGTCGCCAATGTCGAACTCGTCCAGGCCGGACACGCCGATCGTGAGCCCATCCTCCCGCGCCGCCTCAATCGCCCGCAGCACCTGCTTCATCGTTTCTTTCACCGCGTCGCCGTAGGCCCGCAGCACTTCCTGCGTAATCCCGAAATCCCTCAGTTTGCTCAGGCCGGACTGCGCCACACTGCTCGCGCTGGTGCCCATCGCGTGCGACATCAAGTAACACACCCGGTACAATTCGTCCTTCAGCCTCACCAGGTTGTCCGCCGCGATCTGATACACCGTCCCCGCCGGCTCCGTCCACCCAAACCGGTCCTCCGGACCGAGTTGAATGTAGTAGCTCTCCCCCATCACCTGCGCGAATGGTTTCTCCGAATAAACTACCGGCATCGCGAAAAGCCCCATCGTCAGCGCCCACGCCAGCGCATTGGACTTGTTGAAGTGTTCTAACTGCAACAGTGCCGACTTGTTCATCAGCCACAGCCCCTCCGAGATCCGCAGGTCGAACACCGGTACTCGTGCGAACCGTGCGAGCCCGTGCCTCCCCTCCCTCACCAGTCGCACCGCCGCCGTCTCGCCATGCTCCACCGCCGCCTCGTACACGCCGTACCGCTCCCGGTCGTAATAAACCCACTGCCGGTGACGCCGCCAGCCGCCTGCTTCCGCGCTGTCCTTCCTCAACGTCTCCGCCCGGAACACCACCCACTCGAAATTCCCACCGGTGTCCCGGTCCCAGTTGATCAACTCCTCCGGCGTGTACGCGGTCAGATACGCCCGTGACCTCCCACTCTCGTCCTCCTCCGCCCGGTTCCGCGCCTCCCCGGAAAGGCTGGGAAACTCCACCACCGTGTAAGCTGTCCCGTGCACCAGAGCCTGAACCAGTTGCGCGCGAAAGAACTCTGCAAAGTCTGTTCCCCTCAGATCGCAATCTTCCAGAAACTGCGCGTAGAACGCGCTGGCCGCCTCGTTCCTCCCCTCGCACAGCACCACGGGCTCCCGCCGCATCAGGGTCGCGGCATACCAGTCGATGATCGAGCCAATGTAGTTCTCATAGAACACGCGGTTCAGGCGTTCGTAGTAGACCTCCGCGGGCTCCTTGCTGCGCCGGATCAGATACTCGGCCGCGTGTTCGCGAAATCGCTCGCCACCCGCATACAAGTCCGCGTATTTTCGCCACATCGCCTTGCGCGCCACGTAGTCTGGGTGTTCTCTCTGAATCCAATCCATGCCTGGTGTCCCTCGTTTCCTCGGAAAGCTCCGCCGCCCGCCTCCCCTCACCCTCCTCCCCGCGCTACAGCCAGAACAGAGGGTCGCTGCGCTCCCCCATCGCCGCCCGGTTTAAGGATTCCTGCCACACTAAGTAGCCCAGTGCGTCGCTCAGATGCGTCCGGCTTCGGTCACGCCCCTTGTCGATCTCCGTAGTCCCCGCCACGTACTGAACCTGCTCGAAATCTTTGATGAGCTCCCGGCACCGCCGGTCAACCAGCAGCGACACTCGCCCGGACGCCGTCTTCAGCTTGGCGTTCAGCACGTTCACGCGGTCCCGCACCGCCGGATTCGCCCGCGGCACCCGGTACTCCAGCCTCACCCCGCGCTCGGCGAAACAATCGGCAATCATCTGGTAGTCGGAGTTCCCCGTCGTCTGCCGTCGCGCCCCGGACGCGTCGCCATACACCACCATTCCGCCGGCGTGCCCTCCATACCGGTCCAGAAAGCAGCGGCAGGCGTCGGCTGTCGTCGCGCTCTTCAGCACAATCTCGTCCAGCACGAGCACGCATTCATCCACGATCTGCGCCACCACCGAACACATCGGGTCCACGTTGAAGTCGAGCGCCCACAGCAGAGGCCTTCTTTCGTCAACCGTAAGATCCTTGACGTGTTCTCCCCGCTGGAAAGCGTAGTACACCAGTCCTCCCGAAGTGCTCAAATATTCCCCGAGCACCTCCTGCTGGAAGAACAGGGGATCGTAGCTTGCCTTGAGACGTTCGTAAAAGTCCGGCACGCGATCCAGCAGGTAACGGTTTTCGTAAGGCTTTGCTAACGTTACGTGGTAGCCGGGTGTGGCATCCCCAACAAACCGCCGGTACACCCAATCAAAGCCCTTCGGGGTCCACACCGCAAACCCGCACAAGCGCCTCGCCTTCGGGTCGCGCAGGCGTCCTTCCAGCCGCAGCCATGCCTCTTCCGGTGCATAGGTGAGTTCGTCCAGACCGAACCATGCCAGGTTCGTGCCCCGTAGGCGCTCGAAATCGTCTACCGGCCGGAACAGAATGCGCGACCCGCAGTCCCGCAGGACAAGCGTGTTTTCCGCCTTGTTCAGTTCGTAGGGAATCCCGTCCCGGTTCAGGATCTCTAGGAGCGTAGCTTGTGTCGCGTCCCGGAGCAT